CAACGTAGCCCCACCTGTTCCATCTGCACGAAGGATAGCATTGTCAACAGAACCAGTAGACCCGCCGATTCCTCCAGAAGCGGCAATCGTCGTTCCGGTAATTGTAAGCCCGCTGCCTGCGGTAAGGTAAGTCAGCTTGTTGTCCGAATCGTCCCAGAACACCAAGCGATCTGCGCCTGGATCATCCGCCGCGATATCCGATCCAGAGACGGAGAGAATGTCTGTAGCACTGGCAGCTACTCCGGTCACCCCGCCTCCAGCGGTAAGCGTTCCGCCAGATAGCGTAAGATTGGAACCCAGCGAAATCTCCTCGATTGCCCCTGTCCCTGCGGTAGAGCGGCCCAACACTTTGTTGGTCGCCATTATTGTTTTACCAGAAGATGTTCCAATCATTTTACGTGTAGCTTAATGTTGCCCTGTCGGACCAAGCGCCTGTTGCGCTTGTCTCCGTTAGGATTTCTCCAGCAGAGTCTATTGTTGTTTTGTAAATTGTCCAGTCATTTGAATCTTCGGCATCTCCCTCGCTGGGGTAGTCTTCCCAAGCTAGTCTCCCGATGTAGAGCGTCAGGCCGTCCGCACTGGTAGCGGATAGAAAAAGATAGAGCGAGGTATCCCTCGGCCTTGCAAGTCGAAACACCTCGCCGCTATCGTCTTTGCTGTAAAGCCTGCGGTCAACTAGGTTAATCGCAAGCTCTCCAGCTTCTAGGTCTTGTGCCGCAGGGGTTCGCCCTGCGACACTTGACCGTTTCAGTTTAATCGTGGTCGGCACGATCCTTCTTTATTAGAAGGTTCCGCCGTCAATCTCGCCTTCAAGAGCCGAGATGCGGGATTCGTGATCCGCAACGTCGGTTTCAAGGCTGGTAGCGCGTCCTTCGAGGGCGTCGATGTCACCTTCAGCGGTGGTCGCACGGCCTTCGAGGGCAGTAATGTCGGACTCAGCGGTGTCGAGACGCCCGTCGAGCGAGGAGACGTCGCCTTCGAGAGTCGTAGCACGACCTTCAAGAGCGTCGATGTCGCCTTCGGCAGTCGTAACGCGACCAGCAAGCGTGGTGGCGGCAGACTCGATAGCGGTGATGTCGCTCTCGGCAGTGTCGAGGCGGCTGTCGAGGGACGACACATCACCTTCGAGGGTGGTGGCGCGACCTTCAACCGCAGTAGCACGGCCTTCCAGAGCGTCGATATCCCCTTCGGCAGTGGTTACACGTCCGGCGAGGGTAGAAGCTGCTCCTTCAATCGCAGTAATGTCTCCCTCAATCGCTGAAAGGGAGTTCGCCACAGTCGAGGCGAAGTTGGCGTCGTCGTTAAGAGCGGCGGCGAGTTCGTTCAGCGTGTTGAGCGCAGCGGGAGCAGCGTCGATGACGTTGCTGATCGCGGTGTCAACGTAGCCTTTGTTAGCGGCGTCGGTCGAAGCAACAGGAGTTGCAACGTTCTCGACAACCACGGAACCAGCGTCAATACCGCCGGAGAAGGTTTTCTTCCCAGAGATAGTCTGCGCAGTAGCTTTGTCAACGAACGCACCTTTACCACCGATGACTTCGATGGAAGTGCCGTTGCCGATGTAGAGCTTCTCGTCTACGAAGTTGTGTGCCAACTCACCAGCGAGCAGAGCGCCAGGAGCGCCTGCGCTGCCAGAGAGGCGGCGTTTGATACGGATATTAGTAGCCATATTATTATTTCTTTCTTTGTTGTTTGTTTAAAGTTGGAGTTACTTGGCTCCAACCCTTCCTTGCGAAAGTGTGCTTGTTTTAAAACTCCCCGCCGTCGTTGTCAACACGCAAGGGGATATAATTGTTTTGTGCTGTATTCCACAGGTAAGGAAGACCTTCCTCTTCCTCGAAATAGATGCGACCCTTTTCTCCTGTGGCTGGAAAATCTGAAACGCGTTGATATGTAACCACATCGTCAAAATCTGTAGGAACGCTATCTGCTTTGATAACTCCTCTTTCTTCGACAACTCGTCCGTTATAAATGACTTTCATACTTGTTAAGGTGCGTCTGCGTTTACGATGTTATTATCTCCGTCGAGGCAGAAGCGAATGATGCCGGAACCGGATGGGGTTCTATAAGAAGCCCCAATATCAATTATTCTGCACGAGATAAGTTTTCCTGTAAGATTTCCATCATCTCCAGGCCCGCCACCAAAAGAACTTCCTCCAGCAGAACAATTCAAAAAAACCCCAGAAGCATCGGCTTCGGGAACACCTCCTCCGAATGACCCAGCGGCAGCAGAGCAGTTTGTAAATACTCCACTTGCCGTTCCGCCCGTTCCACCAAAACTTTCTTCAAGCCCAACACAATTTGTAAATTTACCAGAAACTACGCTGCCTTGACTTGTTCCAAAGCTGCCAATGCCGCCCGTGCAATTTTCAAATACTTGCAACGATTTATTGTTTCCAATCTTAAACTGTTGCGTTCCAACAGAAATGCCGCTCACCCGAACATCGTTCGCAGTAATATTCAGTGTATTATTGGTGACAATAACTGCGGGGGATTGGAACTGTGCGCCGAGTCCAACGATGTCTACATACTCTGCGTCTATCGCTAGCTCGGAAGAAAGCGAGTAGGTTCCCGGCACGATAAACAGCGTAACGCGATTTGTTGCAGAAGGGCTTTTAGCTTTAGCCTCGGCATACTTTGCAGCGAGATTGTCTCCCTGCTGGCAAAGAACGTATCCGTCTCCGCTGGATTGTAATGCAGAGCCAGCCAGACCAGAACTCGCATAAGTATTCTGCGCAATCTTATACAGCAGATTGTGCTGTCCGTCTCCGTGCTTGGGTTGCGTCTCGCCTGTATTGGCGGCGATTTTAGCAAGGAGATTAAGTTGCGAGTCGTTAAGCTGTGGAGCCTGTGCCATGTTACGCTAGTCCTGCGCGTTGACGCAAACGATCTTGGAACGGCACTTCCTCTTCCATCTCTTCCTCTTCCTCCATCTCGCCTTCAGGCATTTCTTCCTCTTCCTCTTCTTCCATGCCGAGAGGATATCCGTCAACAGAGACGAGTTTGAATTCTCCTTCGCCGTCGTAGCGAACTTTTGCGAGGACTTCCTTCTCGTCGCCCTCTTTCATATCGGCGTAGTCAAAACCCTCTGGAGCCTTGAAATCAACCTCTTCGCCTTCGGGCTTTCCGCCCATACCGATAACAACCGCCATTCCGCCTTTACCTTCGTTCTTCATAATATTCGATCTTTCTGGTTGTGGTGCGGAGAGGGATCGAACCTCCCCGCACCTATGCTAGCTTTACGCTACCTAGTCCTTACGAGCAGGACTGATAGACCGTGGCGGGCGAGCAGCGGAGGTGCATGATCGCATAACCCCACTCAACACGCTTCGGCTGGGAACCCTGCATGAACAGAGCGTAGAAGTATCCGGTCAGACCAAGGATGTTGTTCACGTTGTCCTTGTTGTTGATCCAGATGAACTCGCCGCGATAGTTCACGGGGTCGAACTTCAAGCCAGAACCAGGGCTGGTGATGACTTGGGCGACACGCGAAGTGAAGACGTGCGGGTTGTAAATGACGCTAACCTCGTAAGGGGCGGTGCGGTAGTCAGGATTGACAATCGCTTTGTTGCCCGTGGTCGCGGCAGCATTCGCGTAGAACGGAACGCGAACGAACTGGCCGTTCACGAAGTTGTAGCGAGGAGCCTGACGATCAACGATGTGAACGAAACCGCTGTAGGAGAACGAAGCTCCAAAGGGTTTGATCAACTCGTCAACCTGCGAGGAGAAGCGGAGGTCTTGACGGATGTCAGCGTTCTGCTTCTTGAGGTAGTTGCTGGTTTCAGGGGAGCAGATGAGCGCGTATTGCGGCTCACCATCAACCATGGCGTAGTGACCCTCGGCGGAATCGCGGGAGAGGTCGAGATAGAACTGATCGAGCATGCCTTGATCAAGGGCGAAGGTCGGAGCAACGGCGGGGAAAGCCTGATCCGATCCGCTGACAGACATGGCGAGAGTGTCGTTGACGTCGGTGACAACCTTGTTGCCGCAGAGACGAATGAACTCGTCGCGGTAACGGTTGCTCCAGAACCACTGACTGTTCTCTTTGAGAACTTTGACTTCACCAGCGAGTTGCTCTTCAGCCTTCCACGCAGTGCGGAGATCGTTCACGCAGAAACCAGGCGAACGGATAGCGGCTTGCTGGAGGTTGTAGCTCTTGAGGGTGCGAGCGAAATCAACGGTTTGAGGAGTCGGGTTACAGGAGTTGCCTGTGCCGTCGTTGGTTCCCACGTCTTCCCAAGCGGTCGAGGAGACATTGCCCACAGTCGAACGCTCTTGGATGAGGGTCTGGATGGACTCACCCATTCCGGCAGGGAAAGTGTCCTGCTTGATGAGGCGGTTCCACACGTCGGTTCCGATAAGTTTGGCGGAGATCATTTCTCCGATACGGCCAGCTTCTTGCTGGAGTTGCTGATTCACATCAGCGAGATTGTATTGAGACATTTTATTATCTTTCTAAATTATTGTTAATTGCAAGTTCGCCAAATCCGCATCTGCGGAAACGGCATTTGTTTCTCTGTCTCCTCCGAGCCACCGAGAAGCCCTTTCGGGTTTTTTAAGCTCACAATTATTTGTTACTATGCTTGCGGAACACAGCCTCCGTGACATCTTTTTCAACAGGTTAGCCAACCCTGCAATGTGAGAACTAATACATATTGTTGAACTGTTCAAGAAATTTCTCAAAGAAAAACGCCTTACTGCATTTCTACAGCAAGGCGTTCTCAGCGATGACAACTACCAACGAAACTTATGCTACCATGCGTGAAACCATTGATTTCACAAAATCCTCTGTATCTACCTTGGTGTAGTCAACGGGCTTGTTGGTATCCTGCGGCGAACGAGGCGACGTTCCTCCGGCTGCGGGTGCTGCCCCTCCACGGAGTTTGACGTTCTCGTTGCGGATAGTTTCAAGCTCTTTCTGGACGCTTGTGAGTTGGTCAACAAGGTCTGGAAGAATTGCCGCTCCAGCGATGCCGTAGACCTTCAAGTCTTCCGGCCACTGGTCGTATCCCATAATCTCCTGTTGAAGCTTCTCGATGTTAGGACGCTTATCCTCTGGAAGAAGATTGAATACCTTCTCGCCAAGCTTCGGAATAACCGTGTTAATCGCAGTCTCGCGTTGAGCGAAGTATTGCTTGTAAGCCTCTTGGCGCTCCTGCTCCTCACGTTGCATGGATGCCTCGTAAGCCGCCTTGCTGTTCTCTTCGATTTCCAGCTTACGGTTGTTGATCTGTAAGAGATTGTCAGCGAGTTGGTAAATCTTCTGACGATCACGATCCGGCCAATCAGCAACCAATTCCTCAAGAATCTTGCCGTTGCCATTCACGTCCGCTTCCAACGCATCAACGATTGAGGAACCGTCCACATCGTTACGCTTGGCGTAGAAGTCCACATCGTCAAACAACTTGTTAAGAGGTTGCGTGACATACTCCTTATACTCGCGGGATGCCTGAACGCGAGTCATGTAAAGCTCGGAATCTACCGCTTCTCGTTCAGCTTTAATCTCTTCGATCTGCGACTTGAGGGTTTCGATCTCTTTGCTTGTTGATTCAAACTCTTCTCCGCGCTTCTTGAGTTCAGAAAGCTCCTTCTGTGCAGCCTTCAACTCTTTCTCCGCTTGCTTCAACTCTTTCCAACGAATCTTTGACTTTTCGTCGGAGGGTTGTGCTTCCTCGGATTGAGTCTCTTCGGCTTGCGCTTCTGGAGCTTCTGGAGTCTGTTCCTTCTTTTGTTCTGGTTTTTCTGGAGTGGATTCCGCTTTCTCCTCTTGCTTGATAGCGTGAGAAGGAATTGGTTCGCTCGGATTGGGTGGACGTTGCGTTAGAGTCGATTCGGTATTGAGATCGTTCCGTGCAATACTGTCCAATGCGCCACGCAAATTGGTGATT